ATGGCTGCCAGAAAAGACCCTGCGCGCGAGATCCGCGTGCAAACCCAGCAGGTGACGCTGCTGGGGCTCAAGCGCCTGGAAGCGCTGCTGAGCGATCCGGATGCCTCCAACGCCGATGTGCTCAAGGGCTTGTCGCTGCTCTTTGAGCGCGTGTGCGAACATCCGGGCGCGGCGGGCGGCGCGATAGGCGATTTTGAAATTCGCCTGACCCCATGAGAAAGCTGCTGCTGCCCAGGGGCGCGGTGAACGCGGTATACCTGCCCTACCTGCAAAGCCCCCGGCGCTACCAGATTTTCTTTGGCGGCGCGTCCAGCGGCAAAAGCTGCTTTCTGGCCACCCGTGCGGTGCTGGATACCCTGCAGGGGCGCAGCACGCTGGTGATCCGCCAGGTGGCGCGCACGCTGCGCACCAGCTGCTGGAACGAGATCGGCAAGGCGGCCGCGCGGCTGGGGCTGATGGGCTGCTTTCGCTTTAACAAAACCGAGATGACCGTGACCGCGCGCAACAACGGCGCGCAGCTGCTCTTTGCCGGGCTGGACGATGTGGAAAAGATCAAATCCATCTCCCCCGCCGGCGGCGCGCTGACGGATATCTGGATTGAAGAGGCCACCGAGATCAGCTATGCGGATTTCAAGCAGCTGGACAAGCGCCTGCGCGGCCAGAGCCGCCACGAAAAGCGGCTGACGCTCTCCTTTAACCCCGTGTACAAAACGCACTGGATCTACCGCGAGTTCTTTGGCGGCTGGGATGAGGGCGGGCGCGCGTATCAGTCCGATACCGTGTCCATCCTCAAAACCACCTACCAGGACAACGCCTTCCTGACGGCAGACGACCGCGCGGCGCTGGAAAACGAGCGCGATCCCTACTACCGGCAGGTGTACACCCTGGGCGATTGGGGCGTACTGGGGGATGTGATCTTCCGCGCCTGGCGGCAGGAGGAGCTGCACGCCCGCGCCGCCGCCGAGGAGCGCGCGCTCTACGGGCTGGATTTTGGCTTTGCGGCCGATCCCTGCGCCTGCGTGCGCTGCGCCTATGACCGCGCCCGCCGCCGGGTGTATGTGTATGATGAAATCTGCGAGCGCGGGCTGACCAACGATCAGCTGGCCGCCCGCCTGCGGGCCTTCGCCGGCAGCGCCTATGTGGTGTGCGACAGCGCCGAGCCCAAGAGCATTGCCGATCTGCGTCGCTACGGGGTGTCCGCCCTGCCCGCCCGCAAGGGCCCGGACAGCCTGATGCACGGCGTGCAGTGGCTGCGCGCGCAGGAGATTGTGGTGGATCCCCGGTGCCGCAACTTGATCCGGGAGCTGACGCTGTATCAGTGGCAGCGCGACCGCGAGGGCAATACCCTGCGCCAGCCCCGCGACCGGGATAACCACCTGATCGACGCGCTGCGCTATGCCCTGGAGGGCGAGATGGAGGCTCGCTACGCCCAGGCGCATCAGCGGCCGGAATGGTGAAGGGGGAGGGGAGAAAGAGCGGAAAGGGGCTGCTGCATTCGTGCGGCTAACAGAAGCCTTTGGGTGGCTGTTTTTTCCAGCTATCGATAGCTGTTGCGCCTAATTCTTGCACTCAACTAACGCCCCCCGTGGCCAGGGCCACTCCCAGTTTAAAACCAGCAGCTTTTCCGTCCACAACACAGGTTCTTTGTTTCTTTCTTGACTCAAGAAAGAAACGTACCCCTCGTCCCCCCATTCCCCTCGCTTCCCTCCCATCCCCCGAAAAAACGAAAGGAGCAAAAACCCATGATTCAGCGATCCCCTCAGGCCATGCCTGGGGCGCTGCCCTCGCCCGAGCTGCTGCGCAGCGTGCTGCGCGAGCATGCCCGCAACTGCGCGCGGCTGTCCCGCCTGAGCGCCTATTACGACGGCGCGCACGATGTGACCCGCCGCGAACGCCGCAAGGGGCTGCCCAATACGCGCATTCCCCACGGCTACCCCGCCTATATCAGCGATATGGCCGCGGGCTACCTGATCGGCAGCCCCATCAGGTATGAGTATGATCCCAGCGACGAAATCGAAAGCCTGTGCCAGGCGCTGCGGGAGTGCGATTCGCCCTCGGTGGACGCGGAGCTGGCCATGCAGCAAAGCGTGTTCGGCCGCGCGGCAGAGCTGTGCTATGCCGATGAAAACGCGCGCCCGCGCTGCATCGCCGTCGATCCGCGCGATGCCTTTGTGGTGTATAGCAACGACGAGCTGGCGCGCCCGCTGTTTGGCGTGTACCTGCGCTATGAAACCGACCTGCGCGGCAACCGTACAGGGCTGCGCGTAAACGTGTACACCGATAGCCTGATCGCCCGCTACCGCTGCGCCCAGGCCGCCGCCATCCGCGAGCCGCTGGAGACCGTCCCCCACTACTTCGGCGCGGTGCCCCTGACCGAATACTGGAACAACGCCCGCGAGCGCGGCGATTTTGAGCGCGTGCTGCCGCTGATTGACGCCTATGATCTGCTGCAAAGCGACCGCGTGAACGATAAGCAGCAGTTTGCCGACGCGCTGCTGGTGCTCACCGGCGTGATGGGCCTGACCGCCCCCGAGGACGGCGACGGCCGCACGCCGGGCGAACGCCTGCGCCAGGATAAAACGCTGGCGCTGCCCGACAGCACCGCGCGCGTGGAATGGCTGACCAAGGAAACCCATGAATCGGACGCGGATGTGCTGCGCCGGGCGCTGTCGGAGGATATCCACAAGTTCTCCATGGTGCCCGATCTGACCGACGAGCAGTTTGCCGCCAACGCCAGCGGCGTGGCCATGCGCTATAAGCTGCTGGGGCTGGAGCAGCTTACGGGCGTGAAGGAGCGCTACTTCCGCGAGGGCCTGCGCTGCCGGGTGCGGCTGTTCGCCCATTACCTGGCGCTGCTGGGCGAAAGGGAGATCGTGCCCGAGCGCGTGCGCTTCATCTTCACCCGTTCGCTGCCCGTCAACGACAGCGAGCAGGCGCAGATCGTGCGCGAGCTGCACGGCATCGTGCCCGACGAGCAGCTGCTGCCCCAGCTGTCCTTCCTGCGCGATTTCCGCCCCGACGCAAGCCAGCGCTAAACGGAGGAACCAACCATGCCGAACGAATCTGAAAAAAAACAGGAAAAATGCCTGACCCAGGCCGAGGTGAGCCAGCTTTTGCAGGAGCGCATCGCCCAGGAGCGCCGCCGCTACGAGGGGCTGCTCAGCCAGCAGCGCGCCGCCCGCGAGCAGGCCGAGGCCGCCCTGCGCGAGCGCGAGAACACCCTGCGGGAGCGCGATGAACAGCTGCGCGCGCAGCAGATCCGCAGCCACGCGCAGGCGGAGCTGAACCGGCGCGGCCTGCCCCAAAGCCTGCTGGGCGCGCTGCAATGCGGCAGCGAAGAAGCGCTTACCCAGAGCCTGGCTGCCGTGGAGGGCGCGTTTCGAGAATCTCTTGAGCGCGGCGTGCGCGATCGTCTGCGCGGCGGCGCGCCATCCGCACCCATCGGCGCGCAGCTTCCCGATAAGAAGCAGCGCCTCAGCTATCAACAGGCCGCCAGCCTGTATCAGAAGCAGCGTCTGGCCGGCCGCGACAATGAATAATGGAGGGAAAGCAACATGTCTGTAACCACTACCAATAACCTGATTATCCCCGAGGTCGTTTCTTCCCTGATCGACGGCAGCCTGGGCGACGGCGTAACGCTCCTGCCCCTGGCCGAGCAGGATGACTCCCTGGTCGGCCAGCCCGGCGACACGCTCAAGTTTCCCGTGTTCTCCTATATCGGCAAGGCGGCCGTGGTGGCGGAGAACGGCCAGATCATCCCCGGCCAGCTCACCGCCAGCATGAAGTCCGTCACCGTGCACAAGTATGCCAAGGCCATCTCCATCAGCGATGAGGCGCGCCTGTCCGGCTACGGCGATCCCGTGGGCGAGGGCAGCCGCCAGCTGGCGCACGCGCTGGATCACGCGGTGGATGACGATCTGTTCCAGTGCCTCAACGATGTGGGCGTGGCGCGCAAGTATGTATCGGGCGCCATCAGCGCCGATACCATCGCCGACGCGCTGACGCTGTTTGGCGAGGATCCCGAGGGGCAGAAGGTGTTCCTCACCGATGCGGCGGGTCTGGCCGCCCTGCGCAAGGACCCCGATTTCGTGGGGCGCGGCGATATGGGCGAGGAGCTGGTCATGCACGGCGCCAAGGGCGAGGTGTGGGGCTGCGAAATCGTCATCACCAACAAGGTGCGCGATAACGCCAGAACCAGGGAAAAGAACTACTTTATCGTCAAGCCCGGCGCGCTGCGCCTGGTCAAGAAGCAGGGCGCGCTGGTGGAGATCCAGCGCGAGCCGGAATTCATGCGCGATAACATCTTCGCCTCCCTGCACTGCGTGCCCTATCTGTACGATGAAAGCAAGGTGGTGGCCATCACGCAGTTCACCGGCCTTGCCGTGCTGACTGAGGACGCCGTGCGCCTGGGCTTTAAGACCGTGGCGGGCGAGAGCGGCAAAACGCGCGTGATCGTGCCCGAGTCCTGGGCGGCTCCGGCGGGCTACCGCTGGGTGTATGCGCTCAACACTGCCGCTGCCGAGGAAGGCGCATACGGCACGGCCTATACCGGCGGAACCAACCATGCCGGCAACGACGCGCAGGTGGCTGCCAGCGGCAAGACGCACTGCCATCTGCTGCTGGTGGATAGCGACAACAAGCCCGTCAAGACGCTCACCGTGGCCGTCCACGCGGGCGCGTAAGGCAGGCGATGCATCATGACGCTGAACGAAATGCTGCTGTGGCTGCATCGCCGCCTGGGCATCAGCACCGGCGCGCAGGATGAGCTGCTGACCGATTTGCTGGCCGACGCAAACGCGCTGATGCTGGCCTATCTCAACCGCGCCGAGCTGCCCGCGGCGCTGGAAAACGCGCAGTGCCAGCTGGCCGTGCTGCTCTACAACCGCCTGGGCATGGAGGGTGAGCGCGCGCGCAGCGAGGGCGGCATAACGCTGACGGTGGACACGCTGCCCGAGGACGTGCTATCCCAGCTGCGCCCCTACCGGCTGTGCAAGGCGGTGAGCCTATGAGGCCGCGCTTTCGCGCCAGCACGGTGGTATATGCGGCGCGCTACGCACCCACGGCGGACGCGCTGGGCAGCATGCAGCCGGGCTATGCGGCGGCAAGGCACGCGCTGCGCGGCACGCTTTTGCCATCGCAGGATGGAGCGGATCCCACCGCGGCGGGGCTGCGGCGGCAGGAGGAGCTTGTGCTCCTTCTGCCCCTGGGCGCGGACATTGCCTGGCAGGACGGCATTTACCTATCCCCGGACGCGGCGCGCCCGGATTATCGCGTGGCGGCGCTGGAGCGCTATCCGCTGCATTTGCGCGCGCGGCTGGAGAGGGTGGCTGGTCATGGCGGCTGACGGGATCGCGGCGTACCGCGCCGCGCTGCGCGCGCGTATGTCAAATGCGCTTGCCGCTGCGGGAGAGGCGGCTGCTGAGCAGGCGCGCAGGACGGTTCCCGTGGGCGACGGCCGCGACGGCGGGCATCTGCGGGACTGCATTGCGGCGGAATCGGGCTTTTCGGGCGATTGCGGCTGGATGCAGGTGACTGCGCGCAATCCGCACGCCGCGGCGGTGGAGCTGGGCACCAGCCGCATGCGCGCCCGCCCTTACCTGCTGCCTGCCCTGCGCGCGCAGGCGGCGGGCTTCCTGCAAGCGATACGCAAGTAAAGGACGGGAGTACGAGGGGAAGAAGGGGGACGTTTCTTTTTTGAGTCAAGAAAGAAACAAAGAAACTGCCTTGTCGCCGTGAAAGTCAGGCTGATAAAGCTGGAAGGCGGCGCTGCCGCCCCCGCGGGGTTCTTTCCACCTTTTCTCCCCCTGCTTTCACGTCACACACTGGTTCTTTGTTACTTTCTTCACGGAAGAAAGTAACGTCTCCCCGTCCCCTCCTCCCTCTCCCCTACAGAAAGGAGGCATCCCATGCCTGATCTTACCCCGCAGCTGCGCGCGCTGCTGCAAGCGATCATCCCCTGCGCGCAGGGACAGTATCCAGCGCAGGAGGCGGTGTTTCCCTGCGCGGTGATATACGAAAGCGGCAACGCCGTGCAGGTGCGCTGCGATGGCCGCGCCCATCTGCACGCGCTGGAATATACCGTTGAAATCTGGGCCTTTTCCCTGGGCGAAACCCACGCCCTGTCCGTGCGCGCGGACGAAGCCCTGGCAAGCCTGGGACTAAGCCGCAGCGCCTGCGCCGACCTGTACGATGAAGACCTGCGCGTCCATCGCCGCGTGATGCGTTACCGCGCGCTGTGCGATGAAAACGGCGTGCTGACCCAATAAAAGGAGGAATTTTATGGCCACCAAAAGCCTTGGCACCACCTTTACCTTTACGCCCGCAGGCGGCTCGGCCGCCAAGATCGGCCAGCTTTCCGCCATCAGCGAGCTTAACTGCGACAGCGAGCTGATCGATGTGACCACCCTGAGCGAGCAGAGCGGCTGCCGTCGGTTTATCCAGGGCGCGCGCGATGCGGGCGAGATCCGCCTGACGGGCTTCCACCTGAAAACCGACGCGGGCCAGGCCGCCCTGCGCGCCGCCTATGAAAGCGGCAAGGCAGGCACGGCGCGCATCGATTTTCCCGACGGCGCGGCCTATACCTTCCCCGCCCTGGTTAAAAGCTGCTCCCTGGGCGCGGCGCAGGTGGACGGCGCAATCGGCTTTGGCTGCGTGCTGCGCGTGAACGGCGCGGTGGAAAGCGTGACCGCCTGATGCCCGTCTATGTGGAAATCGCAGGCCGCGCCTACCCCCTGCGCTTTACGCTGCGCGGGGCGCTGCGGCTGCTGGATCTGACGGGCCAGACGCCCATGGAGCTGCTGGCTCCCGGCCTTCGCAATACCGCGCTGCTGCTCTACGCCGCGCTGTGCGACGGCTGCCCGCACGTTACCCTGTCCCAGGCTGCCGCGCTGTGCGCCGCCGCCGCCAGGGAGCGCGATGCGCTGTCCCGCCTGCTCAGCGCCCTGGCGCTGGCGCTGGCTGAGAGCGGGCTGGATCAGACCCGGCTGGATCGGGATATCCTGCGCCGCCTGCTGCGCGCCGCCCGGCGCGCGGGCTATCCGCAGCCGCTTGCGCTGCTGGACGCTACCTATTGCGAGCTGTGCGAAGCGCTGGAGGACTTTCTGGGCCGCCGCGGCGCAGCACCCGGCGCGCCCATGACCGATCGCCAAATGCAGGGCGTGATGCGCGCCCTGGCGGAAAGGAGCAAGCATGACCACCCTTGATACGCTGTGCGTCCGCCTGGAGGCGGAGGCCGGCAGTTTGTTTCAGGATCTGGATACGCTGGAGCATCGCCTGACTGCCCTGCGCGGGCAGAGCGGCCAGCGCGTCTCCCTGCCGGCCGAGCTGGAAATGCGCCTGAGCGTCACTGCTGACGAGGCCATCGCCGGCGCGCTGCGCGGGGCAGGCGATACGCTGTCCGCCGCCGTGCAGGGGCATGATGTGCAGCTGGGCGGCGCGCTGGCCGAGGCGCAGCAAGCCATGGCCGCCGCGCTGCAAAGCGCGGTCAATAAGCTCAGCGCGTCCCTGAACGTGACTGTGCCCGTGTATATCGACAGCACGCGCGTAGCCAACGCCGTTGTCAATCAGGTGCGCCGCCGGTTGGTATCCGGCGGGCGCAGCCTGGCGTGAGGGGAGGGCTGACCATGGCGATGCTGACCTTAAACGGCGCCGCGCTGCCCGAGCCCTCCGCGCTGAGCGTGGAATTGCAGGATGCGCTTTTATCCGCCCGGCGCACGCTGTCGGGCGCGGCCAGCGTGTCCCGCGCCGCCGTCAAGCGCCGCGTGCGCTGCTATTGGGCGCACATGCCCGCAGCGCAGCTGGCCGCCATGCTCTCGGCCCTGGCGGGCAGCGCGGTGGCGACGCTGTCCTATCCCGATCCGCTGACCGGCCAAAGCCGCGCCATGCAGGCCTATTGCGGCGAGCGCAGCGTGGGCCTTGCCCGTCAAAGCGGCGGCGAGACGGTGTGGATGGGCGTTGAAATCATCTTTATGGAGGCATGAGCATGGATTATCAAACCGCCATTTCAGCCGCTTGCCGCACGCTGACCGCGCGGGGAAGCCTGACGCTGACGACGGGCTATACCTACGCGCTGTCGGCGGACGATATCCTGTCCTTCCGGTTTGAGGAGGGTGTGCAGGGCGGCGACATGCTGCTGGGCGACGCGGTGGGCGCGCATGGGCAGCTGACGCTGGCCAGCCCCGCGGGCGCATGGCTGCCGGGCGGCGAAAGGCTGGGCACGCGCACGCTAAACGGCGCGGCCGCGGCGCTGGAAATCGGCGTGCTGGCTGGGGATGAAACGCTGTATCAGCCCTGCGGACGCTTTATCGTCAGCCGCATTGAAAGCGGCGAGGGGCAGGACAGCGTTACCCTGTCGGGCTATGACGAGATGGTGCACGCCCTGGCCGCGCCCTTTACCGATGGGCTGACCTATCCGCAGCCGCTCAGCGCGGTGCTTGCGCACATCCTGGCGCAGTGCGATCTGCCCTATGATACGCTGCCGGACTGCAACGGCGCGGTGAGCATCCCCGCCCGCCCCGATTGGGGCGAGGGCTGCACGCTGCGCCGGGCGCTGGGCATGGCGGCGGGGGCGATGGGCTGCTTTGCACGCATCACCCCGCAGGGCAGGCTTCGCCTGCAAAGCGTGTGGCCTGCCAGCTTCCGCGCGCTGGCGGCGGGCAAATGCCTGTCGATGTCGCTGTCGAGCCTGGACTTTGCGCTCAACCGCGTGCGCGCTCTCCATAATAATGAAGAAACGACCCTGGCTGAGGCCGCGCTCAACGCCGCGCTGCCTGCCGGGGCCGGCAACACCCTGGAGATCCGCGATAACGCGCTGCTGCGCGCGGGAAGCGCCCAAAGCCTGACAAGCGGCCTTCTTGCCGCCCTGAGCGGCATGACGATTACGCCCTTTGAAGCGGATATCCCAGGCGATCCTGCGCTGGAAATCGGCCAGCGTCTGCGCATTACCGATCTGCGCGGCGCGGCGCACGATAGCTGCGTGTTTGCCCGCACGCTCAGCTTTGGACAGGATTTTACCGTGTCCCTGTCCTGCGATCCAGACACCGCGGGCATCAGCCTGCCCCGCGCGCTGTCCGGCAGCGGGCTGCTCAGCTCCGCCGCCCTGGGCGACGGCGTGGTGACGGCGCGCAACCTGGCCGTGGGCGCGGTGGACGCGGAGGCCATCAGCGCGCGCAGCATCACGGCGGATAAGATCGCCCTGGGCACGCTGACGGGCGAGAGCGGGGTGTTTGGCAGCCTGTCGGCCGATCTGATTACGGCGGGCAAGCTCAGCGCCGACCGGCTGATCGTGGGCGGCTCGGAGTTTTCCATCGTGCGCGCGCTCAATCAGCTGGCGCAGTCGCTGGCCGAGACCGACAACCGCATTGACGGCAGCGTGCTGGCCGACCGCACGATCAGCGCCGTCAAGGTAACGGATGATTTCGGCGCGGGGCTGGAGCTGTCCAGCAACCAGGCGGTGCTGCTGCTGGCTGGCAAGCTGGACGGCACGAACAGCCATCTGGAATTGACCCAGGAGGCCATCAACATGGTGGGCGGGGATATCAACATTGCCACGGATTCGCTGGAGATCCGCGGCATCGAGGCGGGCGACGAGCGCATGAGCCTGGACCAGGAGGGCCTGAGCGCGCCGCGCGTGGTGGTGAAGGATCACTTTTCCGCGCCCAACGCTGTGCTCAAGCACCTGACCTCCGACGCGCCCTGGCAGGGCGGCATTCAATCCACCCTGGACGCGCTGCCCCGCTATCTGACCAAGCCCGTTACCATTGCCGTGCCTGCGGGCACATACATGGAAAACGTGGTGATCGCAGGCTTCTGGGGCGAGGCGCTGACGCTGGCCTTCGCGCCGGGCGTATACCTGCGCGGCACGGTGGAAATCCGCCACTGCGGCGAGGTATCGCTGCAAGCCGCCAGCCTGGGCGACGCTTGCGTCTATCCCACCGGCGCGCAAACGCCCGTAACCGCGCGAGCCGTACAGCGGCTGAGGCTTAAAAGCCTGTATCTTTCGGGATATCGCGGACGTTCTACCGCGACCGACGGCAGCGAATACTGCGTGCAGGCGCAGGGCTGCAACACGGTGATCGACGGCTGCGGCATGGAGTATTCCCGCAATGCCTGCCTGTACGCGGCGGGCGGCACGGCCAGCATGCATGCCTGCCTGGGCGGGTGCACGGGCGATAACCCCGCCACCAACGCCAACCTGGGCTATGCCGCCCGCGGCGCGGAGGGTACGCACATCGCGCTGGAGGATACCTACCCCCTGGCCTTTATCGCCCATTACTGCGGCAGCGGCATGGCCACCTATCGGGTGGGCACGGGCTGCGCAGGCGCGGCGGGCGGCATGAGCGAACCGGGCAGCGCGCGGGTGACGCGCACCTTCCTGCCCAGCTTCCACTGCACCTACACGGGCAGCAGCCGCAAGGCTTATCCCAACAACAAGGTGATCTGGCAGGGCGTGTACGGCCAGTACCGCGCGGGCTACAATAATTTCAATACCGGCACGCTGTGGTTTGACGAGGCTTCGGCGGCGCTGGCGGGCAAGACCGTCCATCAGGCCACCCTGAGCCTGCGCCGCTCCAACGGCGGCTCCTCCGCCGCGCGCAATGTGTATCTGGGCACGGTGGCGCTGCGGCAGGCGGAGTGGGACAGCACCTATCGCCCGGCCTTTACCGCGCCCACGGCGCTGCCTGCTTATCCGGCGGGGCAGCTGAGCCGCGAGTGCGAGGGCGTGTACGATATAACCAGTCTGATGGCCGCCGTGCAGCAGGGCTATGGCATTGGCGTATACGAGCCCTGCGCGGCCTACAGCGGCAGCTATTCGCCGCACTACACCATGTTTTACGGCCTGGGCAGCGACTTTGTGCCCGTGCTGACCGTTACTTACAGCTGAGCATAGGATAAAACAGGGCGCGTGCGCCCTGCTCAGGGTGAGAAAGGAGCTGTTCCATATGAATCATTTTTTCAAGGGCCTTGCCGGTGCGCTCAGCACGGTGGGGGCGTATCTTGTGTATCTGCTGGGCGGCTGGGATGCGGCGCTGACGGTGATGTTTGTGCTGATGGGGCTGGACTACGCCACGGGGCTGCTGACGGCCTTTATGGGCAAAAGCCCCAAGACGCAGGGCGGCGGCTTTCGCTCCTCGGTGGCCTTTATCGGCATCAGCAAGAAGCTGATGATGGTGGCCATCGTGATGCTGGCCGCGGCGCTGGATCGTCTGACGGGCGACAGCAATATCTGCCGCAGCGCGGCCATTGGCTTTTACGCGGCCAACGAGGGCTTATCCATCATGGAAAACGCCGCCGCGCTGGGCGTGCCGCTGCCCAAGGCGCTCAAGGACGTGATGGAGCGCCTGGACGAAAAATAATTTTTAAGCGCGCCTGAGCCGCGCTGCCGCCGCGAGCTGCCGATCTTGCCGTTCGCGGCGGTTTTTTGCCGGATAGCCTGCCGGTTCGCCTTCTTTTTTTACGCAATCCGCAGCGTAACGGGGGATTTGATGTGTTTTCGCATCAAATGATGATTTTTTACACCATTGTTGACAACTGAACGCAAAGCGGCTATACTAATTCTTGTCGCTAACGGGAACATATGTTTGCATTAAAGGAGGATGAAGCATGAGCAAACGCACGATTATATACCGCAATGTGGCGGCGCGCATGGCGCTGCTGGGCATCAAGAAAACCGAGCTGGCCAAGCTGCTGGATATGAACTATTCCACCCTGCAGGGCAAGCTGCGCGGGCGCTCGTCCTTCTCGCTGGAGGAGGCCATCGAGATCAAGGATATCCTGTGCTCGGGCGCGGCGCTGGAGGATTTCTTTGCCCGCACCGAGGCCGATTGCCCGCCCCTGCCCAATCAGGAGAGAATCTATGCCAGCAGCAAACCAACGGCCTGAAAACGAGCTGCGCGCCGAGGCGTATCTAAGCCGGGTAAGCGCGCTGCAAAGCGAGCTGACCTGCCAATTGCAGCACTTGCGGGCGCTGCGGGCGCATGGCCGCGCGGCCTCGGGCGCACAGGATGTGCTTACGCCCCTGCGCTTGCGGCAGGTGCAGCGGCGCGTGGAGCAATTGCGCGCAGACCTTTCCCGCGCGCAGCGGGAGGTAGCCTGGGCTGTCGGCCGCCTGCCCAATCCCCGCGCGCGCACGCTGATGGAGATGCGCTACCTGTCCTGCCTGACCTGGGATGAAATTGCCCAGGCGCTCTATGCTTCGCCCCGCGCGGCGCTGCGCATGCATCAGCGCGCGCTGCGGCAGGTGGATATCCTGCTGGCCGAGCGCGAGGATTGCCGCTGA